CCATGATTACTTGAGGTTTGGGGAGTTGTGATTCCCTCTGTTGCGTAACGAATAACTCTATTGGTTCTGTAAGGTGTACGAGCAGTTAAAAAGTCTGCTTCGCTATCAGATCTTAAACCCTCATCAATCGCTTCAATACGATCAATCTCATCCTGTACTGATTTGGGTAAATCAGATTTTATTTCAAAAGTAGACATTTTTTGCTCCCTTTTTTTGTTTAAGTTCTGGGTGGAGTAAATTCTAAATACATTTCCTCTACCCCACCCAATAACTTTTAACTAACTATTAATCCTAGACCTTAAGCAAAAGTCCAGAAACCTTCAGTCGCAAAATGTCGTCTTGAGTCAGTGACTTTAGCACCATATACAAAGAGATCTTTGTAAGCTGATCCAAAGTTACCGATCAAATCTTCTTCAATGTCGGCTTCTAAAAGTTTCTCAGCAAATGTACACCAGTTGCTGTGACCTGCTAATACTCTGTATCCATTGGTGTTATCACCAGTTAGTCTATTAGACATGAATACTTTAAAGCCTTGTAGCTCAGTAATCATACCTCTTTTAACTAGGTCTGAGTAAACCTCTGGCACGTGAAGTGCAACGCCTGTTGCTCTCACCATTAAGCTTCTAAACTCAGGTGGAACAATCAACCAACGATTGCTGTCAGGAACTGAAGAGTATCCATAACTCTCAGCTTTATCAAGCTTTTCGTTAAGATCAGACACCTTTTCAAGCAAGTTAGCTGTGGTAATTTCCACTGGACTAACAGCTTCAATGACATAGTCTGCTCCAGCACTGATAGCTCCACCAGTGTAAGCACTGGTTGAATCATCTTTGTCATCTTCAATAATAATTGAAGTACCAGATGAGTAGGATTTAACTCTATACCAGACATCATGACCATCGGCTTTAAATCCACGACCAACCATAGATTTAGTGAAGGTTGTGCCAGATCCAGTTACTTGACCAGTTGTTGCTTCAATTTCAACAGTACCAGTCTTGTAATCTGTACCGACTCTATTACCTGCACCAACATCACCATATAGACCGAGTACATACTCATCCATATTTTTGTTTCTCTCGTCAGCTTTTTGAGCAACGACAGTGGCGTGTGGATTCTTCACATAAGACAACCAGCGATCTAGTGTCTTCTCTTTCCAGTAGAAGGATCTATATTGATCTATGGTCAAAACTGAATTATTCTCATATAGAGAATCGGCAGTTAAGTCACCCCCATCATAAGTCTTCTCTGAAATGCGAGCTATATTCAAAATGTTTAATTTTGAACCAACTTCATTAATCTCACCTTCATAATCTCTGTTTACAATCACATCGGTGAGTGAGGTGTCGTAAACTTCTTTTAAGAGTCGCTGGGAAAAACCCTCAGCTATCTTAGTTGCGTAGGCACTTGCCATAATCCCCTTTCGGTATAACTAATAATATTTTCTTACCAGTCCCAAAAAAGGGGTTAGGAAGCAACTTATCTATACACTAGCGTACAGAAATATTTCTTGTCAAATCGGATTTTTAAGTTTGGTCAATCTTGCCAGCTTTAAGCATCTCTTTCCACTTTGCGTAATCTCTTTTTCTCAATTCTCTACCTTCTTCAATACTCAGTGTTTTCTTGACTGGTTCAGCTTTTTTACTAGCTCCACCAGTACCACTCTCCATCATTTTACCCTTTTTCTTGACTGGCTTAACCTGGTCTATTTTGTAAAGAAACGCTGAAACAATATCGTCAAAATCATTGCCTCTTCTACTGTCCTTTGAAGCAAATAGTTTAAACTCCTCTTCTCTACCCTCAAGACTTTGATATTTAACTAAGGTGTTTGGATCAGTAATAAAGTCATTAACCTTTTCTTCCCAAACATTCATCTGCTGATTTTCAATATTAAACTGTTCAATTGCTTCAAATCTTTTTCTATTGATAAGATTGTCTTTAGCCAGTTTCTTTTCTAAATCACTCATGATGTCCCAGTCACTATACTCTTTTTGCAGTTCTTCTTCGGTTGGTGGCTCTACTTTGCTAGCTTTATTAAAAGCTTCCTGAAGTTTCTTATTCTTTGAAAAAAGCATTTGAGCTTCTTTGGTAGAGTGAATAAACTTAGTTTTGTAGTCTTCTTCTTCAACCTCTGGTTTTACCTCTTTTTGCTCTTCTTTTTTTTCTACCTCTGGAGCTTTTTCTTTTTCCTCTGGTTCACTCTCAAAAACGACCTCTTCTTCTGCCTCATTTTCGTCTTTTTCTGTATCAGCACGACCTTTATTACCTTTTTCTTCAAGCATTAACTCTTCAGCTTCTTTGGCTAAAGCCTGAGAATTTGCTTCCAATTCTTCAGTAGTGGGTTTTATATGATTTGTCATAATTCCAGTCCTTTCGGGTTAGGATTTAAATAATATTTTATTTTTTACTTACAATACCAGCCAACGCCCGATCTAGGGCTTGTTGGGCTTTTTCAGGAGTACTAAGCAGAGCTTCAAGCAACATATAGTTCTTTAATCTTGCTTTAAGGTAGATATCCCTTTTTGAACCATGTTTAGTGTCAGTCAATTCTGTTTCTACACTATACTTCATATTTTCAATATGTTCTTTAATTTTAGCAACACTCAATCCCGTTTCCCTCATCGCATCTACCCATGAATGAAGGGTTTCTTTTTCCTCAACTGTAAGGTCTTCGTACTTAAGTCCTACTTTTTGTAAGATTTCATCAAACATAATTTCCTTTATTTATTTATAACTGCTTGCTTTGCTTGAGCTTGGGGTGCTTGTCCTTGTGCTGGGGCTAACATCCCCATTTGTTGTTGTTGCTGTTGTTGACTTATCATCATCTCTATTTTTTGCTGTTCCATTTCCATAACAGCATTAATCTCGTCTGGGTTAAGATCAGCAAACTCCAATAATTTTCTCTTGTAGATTTCTTGAAGTTTTAGATTATCAGGCATAATTGAAAGAGTTGCATTTAACTTTTGAATAGCCTCGCTGTCTTTTAAATCTTTTTCATCTTGACTCCACACTTTGGTTCTGTACCCAAGCTTGGTCATCCAATCAGATGGTTTAATTTCTCTTTCAAAGATGTTGGTGCTATTTCTACCTTCTTTGTAGATCTTAATAGCATCTAGTTTATCAGCGCCTGCTTCTATTAATTTTAAGAAAATCTCACCCCTTCTCTTCCAAGCTGGAGTGTAAAACTTACTCATTCCTTTAATTCTCTCTTTAGCTTCACCAAGAGCAAGTTGAACTTCGCCAAGAGTAATTTGTCTTTCAATTTGTGTACCTTGTTGGGTAGCTGTTGCACCTGTCGCTTTTTCAGCCATGTTGATAATAAACTGCATTTCGTCTAGTGACTCAGATAGATCTGGTATTTCTACCTTTTGCATAATTTCGCTAGGCTTTCCTGGTACTCCATACCAACCCCAGGGAACTGGGTTGAAGGTGTTGGGTGTGAAATTATCACCAGTTGCAGTGGTGTCATAATAGTGCATCCCATAGTTGCGGAGCGTTCTATTTTCTATCAACTGGCTAAACCAAGAGTTTAGCACTTTATTGGGTGTTCTAATAATATCAGCTATTGAATCTGACCAAAAGTCTTGTCTCTCTAAATCATCTCCCCATGACACATAATTGTAATGATTTGTCCAATAATTATCTTTGGTTTTACCAATTACCTCATCAAGTGGTTTCTTCATTAAAATCTTCATTCCATCAGCCTCTACATACTGGTAGATTTTCTCTTCGCTATCTCCCTCTTCTTGCCTGTAAACAAAATGCATGGTTAGTTCAACAATGGTTTCTCCAAGTATTGGTGATTCAATATCTTCAACTCCCATCGCACTTAATTTTTCATTTTTCTCAGTTAAAGCATTTTTATTATCTTCGGCTTTAATTAGCCCCATTTCGGTAGAATACCATTCTTTTAGTTCTTGAACCTTCTTTTGGTCATAATTTTTATTCTTCTCTAATTGAGAGAGGGGAACAAAGATGTGTTGGTGAATTAAAAATCTTGAAGTGTTAATGTCTACTGGATTACAATATCTATCCACTAAAATGTCTTGTGGATCTTGAACTTCCATTACTACTTTGCCATCAGCAATCTGCCATTGGTCAAATGATCTACCAAACAAAAACACCTGTCTCTTATCCATTAAGTCCTGAAGTTCCATGCTGTTTTGTTCAACAGTCCACTTCCAATATTCATTTTGAAAGACTTCGGCTGACTTGTCATTGTCTAGGTTCTCAAAGAATAGTACAGGCATATCATCCACATCTTTAAGTAGAGTTCTTATTGTTTGTTTCATGAGTGGGATATTAACTGATTGGCGTTGAGTTAAGCGATTAATAGTGACTTTATCACGATATAGCGTGTAATTCTCAAGCCAGTCTTGTTGTCTACGTCTTCGGTAGTTATATCCAGACTCTTTATTATTTAAAAGCATTTGAAGC